CACTCACCGAACGAGACCGGCGCACGAATCCCACGCATGGCACCGTCAATGTACCGGCTACGCCGGTAGAATGGATGCATGAACAGCAACACCACAACCAACCTAGCCACAGCGGCGGGCCGTACCCTAGTCACCACACTAGCGGCGGTCCGCCTTACGCGCTTCGTAACCCGTGACACACTCGGCGGGTGGCTCATCCGTGAGCCAATCGCACGCGCTATGCAGAACTACGCACAGCAGACAGCCCAGCGCCATCAGCGAGAAGGACGGCCCGGCCACCCCACACAGCCCTGGTGGTGGAAGTATGAAGTGGGCCTGCACTGCAAATGGTGCGTAGGATTCTGGCTTGCCGCTGGCACACTCATCACCGAAAAAGCCACACGCGGCACATGCGTCCGCCCCATCATACGCACCCTCGGAGGGGCACTAGCACTGAACTACGTCACCGCACACCTGGAAACCCTGAGCGAGAACCTAGAGGAAACCGCCAATGACGAAAACTAACCGACTCAGCACCTACGCCGCCGTGCGCCTACCCGCCGCGCCCAGTGTCACCCCGAAGCCCTCCCCCTTCGTAGCAAACACCACACCGGCCACCAAACAAACCACCTGGGGCGAGTCACTGGTAGCGAGCGCCGCCACCATCCGCACAGCCTCACTCGGCACCGCATCCTCACGGCACCTCAACGCACTCAAAAAAGCCCAAGGCTCTGCAGTAGGGGCCGGGGGATGGCAAGAAGACGCATGGGGGTACTACAATCTCGTCGGCGAGTTGCGCTCGGTGCTCACCGGCCTAGCACACCAAGGCTCCGGGGCAATACTCCAAATCACCCACCAAGAAGACGACGAGTCAGAGGCCTCCGTCGTCGAAGACTCGGACGTACTGGAAGCACTCACCGACCTAGCACCCACACGCGCCACCATGACCGCGCTCATCGAACGCGCCCTGCTGAACCTCGCAGTGGCAGGGGAGCTATGGCTCATGCGCACACCAGAACAAACCCACCCAACGGGCGAGACCATACCCGAAATGTGGCGCATTTTCTCCATCTCAGAAATTTCACTCGACGGCTCCAAAGTCGTTATCTCAGAACTAGGCACACCATCGGGGGAACAGCAGAAATGGGAACTGGATGAGGTTCAGCTAGTGCGCGTGTGGCGGCCGCACCCCCGCTACTCGGAGCAAGCAACCTCGGCGTTGGAGGGCGCGCGAACCGTACTAGCACAGATAGTCACACTCGACCAGTACACCAGCGCACAAGCAGAAAGCCGCCTAGCAGGGGCCGGTATCCTGCTCACACCGCAGAGCGCAAGCACAGCGCTAGGACAACCCATCACCGCCACACCAGCCACCGACCCCTACACCATCCCCGAACAGGTGAGCAGCGGGGCGGACGAGTTCACCCGAACACTCGTAGATAACATGGTGGAGCCGATACGAGACCGCGCGAGCGCCGCCTCTGTGGTGCCGCTGGTCTTGACCGTCCCTGATGAGTCCATCGACAAGTTCAAACACCTCACGTTCCAGACCCCACTAGACGATACCGCCGCCAAAGTGCAGGAAGCCTCACTACGACGGCTGGCCCTAGCACTAGACTGCCCGCCAGAGTTCATGCTCGGCACCTCGGGAATGAATCACTGGGGCGCGTGGCTCATGCAAGAAAACACAGTGCGTACACACATCAGCGCGCCGCTGAACATCCTCTGCCAAGCCCTCACCGAACAGTACCTGTGGGGATGGCTCACCGACCGGGGAATGAGCGAAGAAGAAGCACGCAAGTACGGGTTCCAAGCAGAAGTGGACCATCTCATAATTCGGACAAACCGTGAGTTGGACGCAAAGCACCTCTACAGCATGGGCATCATCGACGAAGAAGCACTACGCGAAGCCACCGGCTTCACTGAAGCAGACGCACCGGAGAACCCGCTGTCCCCTGTGGAAGAACTCACACTACGCGCGCTACAGGCCAAACCTGAACTGTGGGAGTCACCGGGCGCTGAGGAACTACTCAACCGACTCACTGAACTCATCGGGGACAAGACACCCACCCCCGCACTAGTGAACGGGGTCACCGTAGGCGCGTCCACCGGGTCACGTACAGGCGGGGCGGCCTAATGACCGCAACCCGCCCACTCTCCCAGCCATTCGACGCATCCCACGTCGCCACCCTGCTCAACCTCCAAGAGCAGGGCGAGCGGGAGCTAGAACGCGCCCTAACCCTTATGGTGAACAGCTTCATCGAAGCAGTCACCACGGACGCGCTCAGCACCGTATCAGCACCAGCACCTGACAGCATCACAGCCGCGGCAACACCCACCGGGTGGGTGCCGCTCCAAGAACGACGAGTCAGCGACCCATTCGCATACACCACCGTCATGCGACGGTGGCGCGAAGCCATCCAAACCCTATACACCGACCACTTGCCGACGCTAGAGCGGTGGGAGGTAGACCCCTCCCACGTCGAGCAACTGCTCACCGATTCGGGTCTACCCGCGCATCTCTACGAAGATGTGCAGGTCATCCTAGACAACGCCGCCGCCGAAGCATGGACAGAGGCCAAAACCAAGCGCGCCCTCTCCAAGCTACTCATCCCCAAACAGCAGGCAAGCAAAACAATACCCGCCACCCAGCGCGAAACACGGGACGAGTACCGGGCGCGTATCCGCTCCACAGCAATAGAAACAATCAATCAGAACCTGCAACGAGCAACCGCACGCCGAATCGCAGAGCAAGGGCTAACATGGAAGAAATGGGTAGCCCACCATGATGATAGGACACGGCCAGCACATCGAGAAGCAGACGGGCAAACCGTACCAGCCACCGACACCTTCACAGTCGGAGGCTACAGGATGCGGTTCCCTAAAGACCCATCAGCACCCCTACATCTCACCATCAACTGCCGGTGCATCATGGTAGGGGCCAAAAAGAAAGGCGACAACTTGGACGGCATCACCAACGAAGAGCTAACCACCATCACCGCAAGCGGTGCAGACACAGACACCTCAGCCAGCAACGGCATCGACCCTATGCCGTGGGTGGGCGTACTCGCATTGGAAGGACACCCCACCGGCGACGGGCGCACACTAGCCGCTGACTCTCTCACCTGGAACCCACCCGTGCCCCTTCGGTGGGTCAAGCAAGACACCGGCGAGCACAACGGCGCGGTGGTAGTGGGCAAAATACTCACTATCGACCGCGTACCCCACCCCACCATCGACGGCGTAAACATCATCAAAGCCTCCGGGGTATTCGCTGAAACACCAGAAGGCTTTGAAGCACAGAACCAGGTAGCCGAAGAACTAACGCAAGGCGTATCCGTCGATTTGGACAACATGCAGTTCACTTTCGCTGACAACCCAGACCAGAACGACAACGACGGCGGCCAGCGCGACGTAGTCATCACACAGGCACGCATACGCGCCGCCACACTCGTAGCAATCCCCGCCTTCGCAGAAGCCAAACTACAGGTACTCACCACGGAAACCGACGACACCGACGACGAGACCGGCGAAGAAAAGGAAACCTTCGACGCAATCGCAGACACCTACAGTAGCGACCCGGCTACCGGAGACGGCGACGACCTCAGCACCTTCAACTGGGTCAGCGACGCGGGCGGTCTGCCGTACTACATCGACCGCATACGCAAAGCCCTGCAACGGCGGGGAATGCCAAAATCCCACGCCATCGCTTCCGCTGTGAACCAGGTCAAACGGTGGGCACGGGGCGGCGGGAAAGTCACCGCCAAAACCCGCGCCAAAGCCGTGAAGGCACTAGCCGAATGGGAGGCAAAGCGCGCCGCCGCTCACGCCAAACCCAACAAACACAGCGGGGGCACCGACACCTTCGACGCGCTGGTAGCCAGCGCGGCACCCGTGCACCCCCCTGCACAATGGTTTACCAACCCCACACTAGACGGCCCGACCGGAATAACTGTCACAGAAGAAGGACGCATCTACGGGCACCTGGCACTTTGGGATACCTGCCACATCGCAAGCGGGCCGGGCCAATGCACCACCGCCCCACACTCGCAGACCGACTATGCTTACTTCCACACCGGAGCAATACTCACCGACGACAACCAAGAGTTAGCTGTGGGACACCTCACACTAGGCACCGGGCACGCGGCACCCGACAAAACAGTACGCGGCACCATGGCACACTACGACAACACCGGCCTAGCCGTCGCAGACGTGCGCGCCGGTGAAGACGAATACGGGATTTGGGTAGCCGGGGCAGTACGCCCGCACGTATCACCCGAAGACATACGCACCCTTCGTAGTTCCCCACTATCCGGGGACTGGCGACGGGTACAAGGAAACCTAGAACTAGTAGCCGCTCTTGCAGTGAACGTACCAGGCTTCCCCGTACCACGCACCAAAGGGGCAACTAAGAACAAGAGCATGTACTCACTGGTAGCCGCCGGGGTCATACCGCCCGCACCGTCCACCCCAACGGACGAGCCAGACACGCCCGCCCCGGCCTCACCCCCCACCCCTTCGGCGCTAGACCGTAAGGCAATGGCCTACGCGCGTAACCTCTACCTGGACAAACTCAGCACAGAGGCACAAGCACACCGCACCAACTTACGGAAAGCAAAACTTGATAAACTAAGTGCAGTAAAAGCTTCACTCGCCCCACCCACCACAGCTAACTAAGGAGAACACCAATGGCTTGCAGTTCCTGCAACTCAGCACAGCAGATTTGGCCCTACGGCGCAGACATGGTTGTGCCCGAACCCGCCCACTTCGACGAAGCAACGACCGACACCGCCCCGGCTGCCGAAGCAGAACCCACCGCAGAACCGGAACCCGCTCCCGTGGCAGAACCCGAACCGGCGGAAGCTGACACCGACAACTAACCTGTGGTATAGTTGAAACACGCCCGTGGCCCCCTGCAAAAGCAGGGGGTCAGTTTTTATGCGTAAAACACCGGCCCAAAGTGCTACACTATTAGTGAAATCGGGCGTGCATCCACCATTTAGAGAAAGAGGCTAAATGAGCACCCCCGAAGCAACCGCAGAAGAGACCGCACCCGCCGTCGAAGAGCAGACCACCGAAGAAACCGCCACCTTCACCGCACCCGAATCACTGGACGGCCTTTCTTCGGAGGAGCTGAACGAGTTTACCACTCAGGCAACCGAAGCATTCCTGAGCATCTACGGCGACGGCGAAAACCTGTCAGACGAGACCGTAGAACAGCTCGAAGCACTCTCTGCACACATCAACGAGTTCAACGCAGAATTGAAGAACCGCGAAGAGGCCGCCACCGCACGCGCCACCAAGGCAAGCGAACTGGCCGCCGCCGCCGGTATCACCTTCTCCAAGGACAGCAAGAAAGACGACAAGTCCAAGTCCGACAAGTCCAAGGACGGCGAAGAAGAGGCCCCCTTCGGTGACGACGAAAACACCGACGAAGAGGACACCTCCAAGAAGGAGGACAAGGAAGAGAAGAAAAAGTTCTCTTCCATCAACTACGCAAAGCCCGCACCCAAATCCCAGAAAGTCGTAAAGCACTTGCCGAAGAGCGAATCCGAAACCCCCGCAACCCCTGATGTAGTCTTCTCTTCGGAGGGCGCAAGCATCTCCATGAACGAGCTGGCAAAGGGCATCGACAAGCGCCTGGCAAGCTTCAACCTCACGCAGTACAACTCAGCCGCACACAACGGCATCGCACTCCGCGAGTCCTTCCACCTGGCAACCTTCTCCAAGCCCGACATCGGCAAGTTCTCCATCACCTCCAACGACAGCGACCACGTAAACGAGGTCTTGGACTACGCAACCAGCGAAGCACGCCTTGAAGGCAACTCCCTAGTCGCATCCGGCGGCTGGTGCGCCCCCTCGGAGACCCTGTACGACCTGGTATCCGACGCAACCGACGCGGGCCTGCTCTCCGTACCGGAGGTCGTGACCGCACGCGGCGGTATCCAGTTCGCAGAGGCCCTCAACTACACCACCCTCTCCAAGCAGATGGCACTGTTCCGCTTCTCGGAGGCAGACGACAAGGTAGCCAAGTACGACGGCAAGGCAAACAACACGCAGAAACCCTGCTTCAAGGTACCCTGCCCCGAATGGCACAACGTGCGCCTGGACGTTATCGGCGCATGTGTTCAGGCTGGTTTGCTCCAGATGCGCGCATACCCTGAAATGATTCAGGCCGTAGTGCGCATGGTACTCATCGCACACGCCAACCTAGTATCCATGGCATCCCTACAGGCCATGAGCGAAGGCTCCACTAAGGTAACCATCGCCGCTAACGGCGGCGGCACCGCCGCCCCGGTACTCGACGCAGTAGAGTTGCAGGCATCCCATATGCGCGCAACCCTACGCCTGGCACCGAAGGCAACCCTTGAGGCAGTATTCCCCGCCTGGGCATACGGAGCAATTCGCGCCGACCTGGCAAGCCGCAACGGCGTAGAGCTGATTGACGTAACCGACGCAGACATTGACCGCTTCTTCACCGTTCGCGGCATCAGCGCACAGTTCGTCTACAACTGGCAGGAAATCTCAGCCATCAACGCCGATAAGTTCATTGGCTACCCCAACCAGGTACAGTTCCTGCTGTACCCGGCTGGTACTTGGGTACGTGCAACTGCCGACATTATCACCGTGCAGGGCCTGTACGACTCAACCCTTCTCTCGAAGAACGACTACACCGCGCTCTTCACCGAAGAGGGCTTTGCAATGCTCAAGCGCGGCGCAGACTCCCGCCTGGTATCCGTAGCCACCGGAAACCGTGGCACCACCGGCGAACAGAAAGCAATCACCACCCCCACGGTAGACCTGTCGAAGGCACCCAACGGCGTGTAACCTACACCACACGCAACGGCCCCCCCCATAGCGCGGGGGCCACACACCAATAAGCCAAGACAGAAAAGAGACAAACAAGCATGGCATCACTCGCAAAGCCCGGCTTAGACAAGCTAGAGGCATTCGACCCGCCGCGATACGGGTTGCTGTCTGCTGTGCGGTTCCGCGAAAACCCCCCGCTCGGGTGGGAGTCATCGGGGGTACAGGCCGAACTTGCCATCAAAGGCCCCGTCAAAGCGTGGGCGGTAGACCCTGCAACCTGCACATGGGACACCGCAAACCCCAAAAGCGACAAGACCGTAACCGTCCAAGACAACGGCGCAGACGTACTACCCATCACGCTATCAGCAACCCACGAATGCACACCCACCGGCGTATCATTCGGGGAATCCGAAGCCCTAGCTTTGGAACTGCTGAACCGCCACACAGAACCTTCACTAGAGAAGGCATACAAAAACCTGTGGGTAGACTCGCACGGATTTTGGACACTGGAACTGCCACCTGCAACCCCTGAACTCAGCGTGCAGACTGTCACCAAAGAACAGGTAGAGTTCATCATCCAGGCGCTAGAAATCCAGAGCATTCTACAGAACGGCTCATGCACCCTACACATCCCCGCTATCCTCTACTCGAAGGCGCGGCGAATCCTTACCGATAAGGGCGGCATCCTACGCACCGTCAAAGGCTCCCCCGTCATCCTAGGAGTCGGGTACGGGCCGGAAATCCGCAATGGAGCAAAAGGCCACATCTTCGCCACCCCTGGAACGCTGTGGGGGTACAAGACCCAGCCAATCGTTCTCCCCTCCAAAGAAACCTTTGAACACGGTAAGAACATGCTTCACACCACAGCGCACCAGACCTACGCCATCGGGTACAACCCCGGCGTGGTCTACGCACACCCCATAGCAATCTAAGCAACCCACTACCCACACCACTACAACCTAAGGACAAAAACCAATGGCCCACTACTCTTACACTCCGGTGCAGTTGCGCGCTATTCGCGTAACCAGCCTCAACGCATCCGGCGCAGTAGATGCAAACTCAAAAAACATCGTCACCGACGGCACCGTAAACGTTACCATCTCAACTGAGGTTGAAGAAGGCAACGAGATTACCAAGAAGACCACCAGCGGCGCTATCTGCCTCTCGGTGAAAAACCCACCGTCGGTCAAGAACGTGACCGCCGCTATCGAGTTCTGCCACGTGAACCCACAGCTCTACACCATGATGAGCGCACTACGCACCTACAACGACGGCGGTAACAAGCCTGCCGGTATGGCACTGAGCATCGGCTCCATCGAAAAGGCATTCGCGCTGGAACTCTGGGCATCCCTTGACCTCGGCTCCAGCTCACCGGACTTGCGAGACGCACTGTCCATGTACACGCTCTACCCATTCATGCAGGGCGGCGTGCTCGGTGAACAGGAATACACTGCAGACGGCGCGGTATCCTTCAAAATCGAGCAAATGGTATCCCTCGGTGGTACGCAGTGGGGCAAAGGCCCCTACAACGTCGTTATGGGTGCAGGCGCACAGGGCGGCGCGGCCGCACCTGCACAGCTACCCACCGCACTCGGTAGCAAAGACATCGCACTGTACATCCCCACCGCAGTAGCACCGCCCGCTGTGAACGAAGAGCCGCAGGTTACCCCCGTCAAGAAGTAACCACCCACACAGCAGAGCAGTACTAGAGAAACCCCGCCGCCCTCATCGTGGCGGGGTTTACTAGTACCAAGACACCAAGGAGAACAAACATGGGAACATGCGGCTGGGACGTGAGCTACTCGGCCTGTGCAGGGTCAGCAGACCAAGCCTTTATCGACTCACTAGACCCAGAGGTTCTAAAGAAGGCAGAAAAAGCCGCCGTCGCCATGCTAGACAGCTGGACTGGTGAACGGTTCGGACAATGCGACGGGGAACTATCCCTACAAATCAGCCCCGGCTGTCACCCATCATCGCGGTACCACACAGCAGTAACACCGAACAGGGGCACGCTTCCCACCATCGGAGCACCAGCAGGAATCCCAGCCCTACTCGGGGGAACCTGGTACAACCTCGGCTGTGGCGGGTGCGCAGAACTCAACCGCGCTGGCGACCGCTACTTGCCCATCGAACTACCGCAGGGAGTCAGCCGACTCACCGAAATAGTCCTGGACGGTAAACCCCTCATGCCCGTAGCCAAAGACCAGCAACACGGGGTCTGGTTCCTGCACGGTCGCACCCTATACGTGCGAGCTGAACTAGTAGAGAGCGCCCTACTCTCCAACCCCAGTATCCGGCCCATCTATTCGCCGTCTGCACCTGTGCCGCCACAGCCCCAGCCACCACAACCAAACCCCCCCGCTCCAAACCCGCCCGCTCCAAATCCACCGGCCCCCGACCCCCCGCAACCACCTGCACCACAGCCGCCCACGCCACCAGCTCCGCGAACTGTCTACTACACGTTGCGCTCACTCGGAGACGGCACAGCAGAGGTTGTACCCGTCATACCTACAGACCCACCTGCACCAGACGCAGTAAACGGGGTATGGGAAGGCGACCTAGAGGACAGCGAGAATGAGGTAGTACATGACTGACATCCCAAAAACAGGTTTCCCAGTCATCGACATAGCCCTAGTGGTAGTCATCGCAATTTCTATAGCCTCCCCCTTCGCGGTCAAAACCTACAAGGCAGTGCAGGAAATGCGGAAAGATATGCAGTCCGTAAAACACCAAGTCAAGAATGACCACGGGACAAACCTACGGGACGACTTGGACAAGACCGCAGAAATAACCCGCGAAGGGTGGAACTCAGTACACCACAAGCTAACCAGCATCGAAGGAAACATCAATAACCTCACCCTAGACGTTGGCGGGCTACGCTCAGAGATGCGACACGAACGAGACAAGACCGACGATATTATAAGCCGCGTGCACTCGCTGGAAATGAAAACAGAGGTAGCCAAGCAGGTAAAAGCTGAGGTGGGGAGGAAAGTAAACCCACAGCCCATTACAGCGGCAACACCCTTACCTATCGTCATAAATACCACCGCCACTGAGAACAGCGGCGGAGGGCCGGTACAACCGACCCACACCTACGAATAAGAAAACAACCTAGACAAGGAGAAAACGCATGGCAAAGACCCGCGTAGCAGGCGTGGACGAAGAAGGCCACCTCACCGGAAAACCCCTTGAGGGCCTGACCGTAACCACCATCCCACAGATTACCCAACAGCAGATGAAACCACTGGCAGACCGCGTAACCGTGCTGGAAAACAAACCAGCACCCGCGCCACAGGTGCTCAGCCTGGAAAACAAGACCCTCACCCTTTCAGGGGGCGGCGGCTCGGTACAGCTCCCCACAAGCGACGTGAAAGCCACCACAATTACCGACAACGGGGACGGAACCATTTCCATTGAGTAACAACGCATGGTAAGCTTATGCTGAAAGCTGGCTAGGGACAGGCACCTTTCACTCTACTAAACTGCTAAATACAGGAATACCCCACCCCTTCGGTGGGGTATTCTTGTATCTAGGGAAAAGAACACAGCGGGCGTACTACAGGCGAAAGGACACCCCAGTATGGCCGCAGTCACAGTACCCTCACTCAACGCACAAAAACGCTTCACCGACGCAAGCCGCGAGGCCGTACTTGCAGTACAGCCCGGATCAGCATTCAACGTATGCTCACCAGACTTTGGAGCAGACCCAACCGGAAAACGAGACTCAACACAGGCAATTCAAAACGCAGTAAATGCCGCCGCCGCCGCTGGCGGAGGTTCCGTCCACATCCCAGCCGGAAAATACATAGTCAGCGCTCCCTTCATCGAACTAAAGGGAATGGTGCAAATCTACGGCGACGGCAACGCAACCGAAATAATCGCAACCACCTCAAAACCCATCAACCAAAAAACCGGCGTATTCCGCACCGGAACCTGGAACAACCGCGCACAAGACCACACCCTACTACGCTTCGGGGTATCCAACCTCTGGATAAAAGCACGCCGCGAGGGCATCCAACACCAGAACTTTATCGCCAACCTATGCGGAGTGCTGTTCAACACCGACCTCGGCGGCTCACCAGCAGACCCAGACGCAGTACCCACCTGCAACTTCCTCGAAATCTGGGGGATGGAGACCGGGGCCGCCTTCCTCGGCACAGACGACCAGGCTATGAAAGTCTTCTCGCTCAAGGTGCGCAACGCGGGGCAGGCGGGCCTTGTCGTTGGCAAACCAGAAGGCCACCCCGAAGGAAGCGGCGGGGCCGCCGATAACAAATTCTTCGGTGCAGACATCGGCGGGTGCAACAAAAGCATGGACGGCTACGCAGGTATTGAGGTCTACACCTCACAAACCAAATTCGTAGGCTCAACCAGCTGGTACACAGCCGGTAACGCCACCTTCGGACAGCTCTACGCCATGACTTCCAACACACGCGGCGACGAAATAACCGCCGGTTCACCTCAAACCGCAAACCGCGCGGGACAAAAAGGCGGCGCGGGCTGGTACATCAAAGCCACAAAATGCGTACTCACCAACTGTGAAGCACAAGAAAACGGCGGCCACGGCTTCATCCTCGCATACGGGGACAACACCCTAGTGGGTTGCAGGGGCGAATCATCCAGCTACGGAGACACCGCCAAAGGCCAAGCCGGGGCAACATCAGCCGCAGACTTCTACATCTGCAACACCGGCTCAGACGGCACAACACTCATGGGGTGCACCTCTCGGAGCGCACGCAAAGCATCAGGCGGCGCACGCTGGAGCTTCTACATTGAGAGCTGGTTCAGGGGCCTCACCATCCAAGGCTGTACCTCGCTGGATGTATCCGTACCCGCAGAAGCCAGCGCACTCAGCCTCAAAGCCCCGGTACGAGTCAAAGACCCGCAAGGCGGGAACGTAGACATACAGGTTAGCGAATACCACCTCACCACACGCAAAATAGCCCCTGTAGTAAACGGCCTCACCGCAAAACCCGGCGTAAGCCCCTACGGAGACACACCATTTGAACGGTGCTACCAGATATTCGACCCCACATCAGGGCAAGGCTACCTACACATCGAAGCACAACTCAAGCAGACCTTCGTAGACGGCGGCGTGCTATTCACCCTCCCCGCCAACGCACCTACACCCATCAAGACCATAAAAAGCGTCGTAAACGGAGGCTCCATCTACGTAAACGCCGGGTCACGCGAAATCTTACAGTGGGGAATGCCCGCCCAAGTAGGCGCAAAAGTCATCACCGACCTTGTAGGATTCTTCACAGACTAAACAACCAACCACAGACACCGCCCACCCTCGGAGGACATCATTAACACCATCCCCAAACTAGACGAACAGGGGCAATTCACAGGTGCCCCGCTAGAGCACATTAAAAAGCTCATCAAACAAGAGGTAGCGGCCATACTCACCGCCCCTCACGAACCGAACAAGATAATCCCACTCGAATGGCTGGCCACCGGCACAACCGTTGTAGCCGGGGGCGGTAAACAACCCCTGCACCGCCACCACATGACCTACAATCCAACAATCGGGCTGGGAATTATCCACCTTGACTTCACCGTTCCGCAAGGCAAGACACCAACAGGCCGTCTCTTCACCCTACCCGAAAAAGCACCCGTACCCACGGCACTAATAGAACTACAATCCGCAACTCCAAGCGCAGACGGACGCGGCGGTATCTGGATGGATAAAGGAAGCCGCGTCATCCAAACCGACGCAATAACCACACCGGGCCGCTACATTATCAACATCGTAGGATTCTTTGAGGTAACAAATGCCTAAAGTACGAGTACCAGCACTAGACACCACCGGTAATCTAACCGGGGCCGGGTTAGCCGCCGTGCAAAAAGTAGTAGACGCAAACCTACCAACGCTCAAAACCACCCTAGAGCAAACCATCGAAGAACGCGCGGCACGCATCGAAACCCGACAGCCCGACTTCGGATTTATCAACGGGCAACGCTACTACTCACCTATCACCTACACCTGGCCGGACTACTACAACGGCCCAAACTCACAATGGGCCAAATTCCTACAATTCGGGAACTCACTAGGCATAGTAATACTCAACCGCTCTTCGGGGGAATGGCTCGACAAACGACCAGATACCGACTTCGCCACACAGGCAAACCTCGCAATGGCCGCCGGAGCTAAGCGCATCGCGTTCTACGTCAAGACACGGCACGGAGCCAACGCACCCGAAGCAGACGACACCTACCGCGAACGGGTACGCTCCATGCTCGGTGTATCAATGGAAGCAGTCACTCGGTTCACAGAGCAGTTCATCCTAGACTCAGTGACCGCCGTGTACCAAGACTATTCGGAGGTATTCACCAAGGGCCGGGGCGCAATCTTCCTAGATGAGGTAGTAAACGGCTGGGATGAGCAACAGCAGAAAATCATGCCGTTTTATCGACAGCTTTACCGCAAAATCAAAAACATTGTCGGTAACGACGTTCCCGTTATCATCAACCCCGGCTCCAACACCCGCCGCGAAATGATGGACGCCTGCGACATCGTATGCACCTGGGAATCAAGCGCTCAGAAATACCTCGACCCGACCACGCCAAACATTCATCCAGACCACTACAAAGACTTCCCGTCATGGCGGTTCTGGCACATCATTCACGGCGTAACCCCTCAAAATATCGAAGCAGTATTCCACAAGCTGGATTCTCTCAACATCGGACAAGCCTACATCACCGACAGGGTATTCAGCATCGGGGACGGGTCAGAAGACCACCCCGCCGAAAACCCCTACGACAAAGCCCCCTCAACCTTCGTAGAAGATGAGGTAAGGGCATGGACACAGGGCCTGTTGCCCTACCTCACACGCATTAAAGCTCTAGAGGTAGAACTACAGAAACTAAAACAAAAGGAAGGAAACACGCAATGAGCGACTACCCCACAGAGGGCCTATACCGGCTGGTACCTGTACCCGCCACCTCAGAGCAAGACGAAGCCAAAAAACGCGGCTACCACCTGCACTACGGCGACCAACCCCCAGCCACCCCAACCAAAGACGGGCTACCAGTCCTATGGGTGCAGGGCAAACCCACCGAAGATGTACTAGTTGTACCCATGCGGCCCGCCGTGAACCTGAACCGCCGTGAGGTCATCGTAAAGCCACAGACCGGCGTACAATACACACTCAACGGCAAAGACATAGCACCGGGCACCCACACCGTACCCGGTACCGGATACACCTACTTCAAGGTAGGCGCATACGCCACCGACGGCTACATCACTACCGGAAAGTACGAATGGCCGTTCACCATCGGAGAAGCAGTACCTGCAACACCTAAAAACCTGTGGGTATCCGACAAAGCCTCGCTACGCTCACCCGGTACTGAAATCAACCCACCCGCGCCGGGCACTTCTAGCGCCAACGACAACGCTAAGTACGGCCACTACAAGCTACGCACCGGCGAAAAGCTAAACAACGGCTTCGGTGGTTACGGAACAGCCCTATGGACACAGCTAGGGGCCGGGTGGGCAGTAAACAATCGTGTCACCCCGCCTGTACACTACCGCTCTTCGTGGAAAGTGAACGACAATGTTTTTGATTTTGCGGTAAAGCTGTCGATAAAACGGCATGATTTTCTGCTGTTGCTCATCCCAGCCGTTTA